GGGCGACCGGCATCAATCTCTGCCTGCAATCGTGCGGGTTTGCCATCGGTGCAGAAATTGGCAGTCAGCCCATAGGATCGCAGCGCCCGCAGTTGCGCCTCTGCGCTGGTCGTATCGCCAAACTGCTCACGACGCTTGATGTATTCGGCGTCATTCTTCACCTTGCCCAAGTAGCGGGCCAGCATGGCGCAACTGGACGAGAAACATTCCCTGTAACCTGTAGCCCCATTGTCGTTCTGCGACTCATAGGGAACCTGGAGGATCTTCGACGTCATGGGATTGGTGCGTTGGGGCAACAATAAAAAGGGGCCGAGTGGCCCCGTGTGGCTTCGACCCCATGCTGCCAGCCCGATCAGGCGGCGGCCAGCTCATCGGTGGTGTCGTGAACGACCACCTCCTTCTTGGGCTTCTTGGGCTTCTTGCCTTCGGGCGATTCGGCCTCGGCCTCGGCATCTTCGGTGCGGGGGGTCTGATCCTCATGGAGCAGGACCACCAACTCCCTGGATTCATCCACGGGCTCAACGCGGATGTACTGGCCAGGCTCAATGCCGATCTGGCGGAGGTAGGCCCCGGAGATCACCACATTCCCAGTGCGGGGATGGGTGGCGATCCGGTAGCTCAGCTTCCGTCCGATCGAGCGGGTTGCCTTCGGGGCGAACAGGCTCAGCCCTTTGGCGGCCAGGAGTGCATTCTGGAATGCGGAGCGGTTGACCTGCTGCCGTTCGGAGGGCTCTCCATCAGCATCGGCGGTCTTGACCATCAAGAAATAGCCAGCACCGATCGCCAGCTCGTTGGCGTCCATGTGGTCGGTGTTTGCTTCGACGAACTGCAGCAGCTCGTCACCCGTGAGGCGTGCCATGGTTGAGGCGTGTGTGTCCTCACAACAATAGCACTATGGCAACTGTTGTGCAACGCTTAGCCTCAAGCCCAGCGCAGATTGCCTTTATCGTCCGTGAGCTGCCATTTGCCATCCTTGTCAAAAGCATTCTTTAAGAAGCCGGTCCCCACGGATAGAGCGGCCTGCCCCGCAATCGCGCCGTTGCCGATCATCGGTGTTTTCGTCGGAGCCATGTAGGACGGCGCCAGGCCGGGCATAGGCCGCAGCGGATCGAAGAACGTCTGCTGCCTGTAAGGCTGCAGGGCATTGTCGGTCTCGCTGCGGGTCTTGATCTGCAGGGACTCCAGCTCGCGCCCGTACTGCCGAGAGCTGAGGGTGAATGTTGGGATCTGGAGCTGCTGCAGTTGGTCAGTGGCCATGGCCGAGTCGGCGCCATAGCGATCGAGCGTGTACTGCGACCGGCGGGCAGCTTCGCCCATCTGCAGCGCAATCGAGCCGAGACGGTTGGCCACCTCGTCATTCATGCCGTTGAGCATCGTGAGCTGGTTGTCCCTGGCCTGCTGCTGAACGAGGAACCGCCCATAGGACTGCCCGAGGGCCTGCAGGGCCTGGCCCGCGAGACGCTGGGACGTGACCCCACCACCCTGGCGGGTGACGGCTGCATTGGCCGTGTCTGCCCCTTTGGCGACGGCGGCGAGTTGCATCATCTGGTATTCGGCCATGTCTCGCTGATGGTCCGTTCCGATGCTTGCCAGGATCTCGCGGCTGCTCTTATTGCGTTCGATCAGCGCAGCATCACTCTGTAGCGCAAGCTGGTTCACCTGGCTCAGATAATCCGACGCCTGATTAAGTGCCTCTGCAGCCAGCTTGTTTTGAGTGTAGGAATAGTCCATGCCGATCTGAGTGCCGCGCAGAGCCTCCTGTGTTACGAATTGGTCGTAGAGACCATCGGCCTGAATGCGGTAGTTATCTGCCGCAGCCTGTATCAGCCGCTGGCCATAACTGGCCTGATCCAATGCGTTCTGCTGTTCGACGCTGCGAAGCTGTGCTACCCGCGCCTGGTCCCAGAGGTACTGAGTCGTCTGCTGCATAGACTCAATCTCGTACCTGGCAGACTGCTGTTTGTACTCAGCCTGCGCCTTCTGCTCAGCGAGCTTATCCGCCTTTTTGTTGGCGGCATTCTGTTGGTTTGATTGAATCACGGAGGCGGCAATTCCCAACCCCGCTTGCAGCAGGAAAGCGCCGAACATTTTTAGCCTCGCTGGGCACGATTACTGTAGCTGCCTTCCCAAGTTGCGCCAGTGAACCGGGCGGGCAGCCAGCTATCAGACGTGATGGTGATAGATGCGTCAGTGTTGCGAGCACGGACAGGAAAGCGAAAAGATCCGGTCGCAATGCCATTGCTGTAATCAGAGAATGCGGGCTGCAGAGCGTTTCCTTCGACATTGAGAATAGTTGCCTTGAACGTGTGCGTAGTTCTGTTCCTGTTTTTTAGCAGCACGTCCACCTCGTAATAGCCAGTGTTATAGTGATGAATCTGGAACGTCAGTAGCTGCATTCGGCCCGACTGTTCACCAACTACCCGTGTTCTATCCTGCGATGATGTACTGGGATAAGGCTGGGTGAATTGATACTCAAAGGTGTAGTTGGCACCAAACACCAGTTTCTCGCCGGTCCAGTTGCCTGACACCTGGCAGACCACCTGATTGCCATTCGTTGCCGATCCGATCTCAACACCCTTTGCAGAGATAGTGCCATTGTTGTCAAAGCGGGTGACAACACTGGTCAGCCCACGCATTTCATAGGGCAGAGCAAACGTAGTGCGATTCGTCTCGGTGTCGTACGTGGCTGTGATGTTATTGTAGGGGTTGTTATCTGTGTTGCATTCAGGGTAGTTGATAGCCCTATCGAGACACAGCACGGGCTGATCTCGCCGCACCGTTTCTTGCAGGTCGATTACTGTTTCGTAGGTGCCATCATTGTAGGCAAGAATCATCCACAGCCGGTTGTCATAAAATCGAATCCAGGCGATCTCGCCGTCGAAGGTCCATGCAGACCAGGACGCCTGCTGCCGAGAAAGCGAGTTTTCCGATTGTTGATAGAAATACTTGTAGACCCATAGACGGTTCGGGTTGCTGGCGTCATTGCATACCATCACGTCCAAGGATTCGCCAACGTCCATGATGGTTGACTGCCCTTGAATCAGTCTTGCGACATTCACCGTAATGTCATTGTTAGCTCCGAGGTTAAGGCCAAGCCGTCTGCCGGTTGAGGCGAAGAATTGGTATTCGCGGAATCCGGTGTACCCGTATTGGTACGTGCCAAAAATAATGTTGGGTCCTGCCAGCCGTGGCCGCAGCAGGGTAGACATTTCGATGTTGCTCAACTTGACGACATACGCACTGGTCGGGCTAAGTACATCGCCGTCAACTGCCCTGAGCTGAAACTGACTCATACGAGAGAACAGCAGCAGGTTTTCCTCCAGGGGCAGCAACCACTCCAAGTCGCTGCGACTGTCACTACCGGCAATCACGTCGATTGGATCTGTGGCCAGCACTTGCGTACTGGTCTCGTTGAAGAATCCAAATAGGTTGTCTGTCCGACTGCAGATGGCATTAACGCCAGCGATCACTGCCAATCGACTGCGCCAGATGGTTAGGTCGCGTATCCGCTGGCCAATGAACGATGGATCAGGAACAGTTGTAGCATCACCAGCAGTGCGTTCTGTCCACGATGGAAATGTATAGGTGTAGGTCTGTCCGCCCAGCGTTTGCGTGCGGGTGGCCCCATCGGCGGGGCCTATGAATACAACGCCCGGCGCTTGTCGATAGATGACAAGGGGCATTGTATTGTAGTCAATCTTGTACTGAATGGATGGGGCTACGGTTTCCTGCCATGTACCCTCTTGAATGTCTGTCCCTGTGCCGTTGGGGATAAACTCAACATAATAGTTGTCAAGCTGATTGCTGGGGTCGGTGTCAATCATCACCTTAAAGCCCGGCTTTGCGTGGACTGGCAGCGCCGAGAACAGCGATACTTTCTTGCTGATAATTCGCGCCAGGGTGTTGGCCCGTCCGTCCGTAATGCCGAGATTGAACGCGGCACCGTCTGACCGCTTGACGTAGATTACGCTATTGCGAGTATCAGCAATAAACCCACTGACAGAGTTGATCTTAAAGGTCAGATCCTCTGCTACTGTTTCCGTGCTGAGGGTGTTATTCGTGTCCGTGGCTTTGGGCGTAGTGTATCCAGTGAGCTGGGAACCGTTGATGGACAACTGGTAAGTGACCTGATAGTCAACGGCCTGAATGAAGATTAGAGCTTCTTCCTGAATGCCAGGCGACACAGCAGCGTCGAGCTGAACAACCTTAGAGCGATTGCACAGCAGCCCCAGCGGGCCACTGCTGACGAATGCGTACCCATGCTTATAGGCACCGCTTAGGCTCAGGTAGGAATTACTGGTGAACGACACATAAGCTCTGCCGTCCTGCTGAATGACAGTCAGACCTGAGCCGTGAACGTCAACCGTGGCGTCAGCAATGCCAAGGGTGACAGACAGCAGGCCACCGCTTGTCGCTGGGGTCAGAGTGACAGCGTATCGTTCATCATCTGCAACCGGCATGGTCTCGCGGAACAAATCCGACTGACGAGTGGAAAACAGCTTGGAGACAAATTGACTGTTCTGCCGCTTGCCGAGACCGTCGATGAGGCTGCTCCACCCGTTGACCTGGCGTTCCCCCTGGCCCGGCTGGCGGACGTGCGGAGGCTGCTGCGAGACACCTTGCAGCAGGGAGTCGTAGCTGCCTCGGATGAGGCTTGCCGGGGGCCTTGCAGCGCCTCTGAGGCGGGTCTGACGGGGGGATGGGCGGGGCATCAGTTCACCCGGTAGCGAGTGCCGTCAGCAGGCACATACGAATTGCCGCGCACATTACGACGACTGCGATTGCCCCAAAGCATGTTATACCGGCCTGACTCATTTTCCTGTCTGAGCATGACTGAGCGGGCGGCATCTTCATCGTTAGAAGTGTAGACGTACAGGGCGTTACTGTTGACGTACCGATCCTGGAATACCCTGGCAGACCGAATCGTGATGTAGTGCTGGGCGGCATGGGGGATCAGATCCCATTCCAGTTTGCGAATGATCTTGTCAACCATGATCCCATCGGCACGGTCAGTAATCGTGCTGGTGTGGTTGATGCTGTCCCATATCGTCAGGCCGCGCATGGAATACTGCCAGTTGCTGTAGTCACTGCCAGAGAAGTGGGCAGAGATTACGTCAGGCGGCAGGGTAAAGGTAGTGCTCGCATTGGGCATGACTGTGTAACGGTAGTCGGTATTCCATGACCAACCCTCCGACTGGACGCTGGACGACACTTCATCCAACGTCCGTTGAGCATGGGCCGAGTCAGTGACCTCGTTGATGCCGGGGTCACTGAGACGGTTGATAGGTGCCTCGCCAATCGTGGCAAGAACAATGTTGACAGCCTCAAGGAGCGTAATCATGGGGCCATGAAGATCGGTTGAGGCGCACGGGGATCAGCAGTTTGCGCACTGACGTAAATCTCGGGCACCTGGCCAGCAATAGAAGGCCGACTATCTTTAGGCTCGGGAGAATCTTCGACCTCGGGAGAATCTTCGACCTCGGGAGAATCTTCGACCTCGGGAGAATCTTCGACCTCGGGAGAATCTTCGACCTCGGGAGCGACAGGCTCGGGAGGATTGATCGGGTGGGAATGACGACGCACAGGCATGAAAAAGGGGGGATCGCTCCCCCCATTGTGCGGCCTGGAATCGCAAGCGGCCATCAGGTCACGGGACCCGTCCGGTCGGGGCCAGCGGTGTGGTAAATCTCGATGGCCAGTTCAGGCCGGAGAATACCAAAGCCACAGGCGTACTGCCCTTTCATCAGGACAGCGTTATAGACCACATCGTAGTCGTTCCCCGTCATGGAAGTTGTAATGCCTTTGAGGCATACAGCACCCACGGCGTCCGGGTGGAACGCCAACATGCGGGTTTTGCGCATGTCAACAGTGGACTGAGAAACCGTAGTCCCGCCAAACGTGAAGCCACGCTCGCCAGTGGTGGTGACGTTGCCCTGATAGAGATGGTTTGACTTCATAATGGTGAAGCCAGCCAGCTCAGCAATCTGACCTTTGCTGTAGGAGCCGTTGGCGCCTTGCTGGTTCCAGTCCTGATTGACAGCACGGCTGCTCTGAATCAGGACGTTGTAGACCTCCGGGGAACACATCATGATACGACGATCCTCGGGCCAGTCCTTCTCATCGCATTTCGTGGCAGCCGCGAAAACGGAAGCCACGTAGTCATCTGCGGTGAGAGTGGCATTGGTGGCCGACAGTTCGATCCTGTATCCGGTACGTGCCTGTTGATCCGGCGACAGTCCGGACGGCAGGTTTGCCGTCAGGTCGGATGACGAAATACGGGCAGCCAGGGTGAGAACCCGAGCACAACGCTTGTCCCATGCGCGGGCAAGTGCTTCACCGATCTCGGTCGAGTGGACTTGGCGAATGTTCCAGTGGGCCATCGCCTCGTCCAGTGAATCCAGCGCAACGGCTGAATAGAGGTAATCATCAATGTTGATGATGGCCTCGTTCTGGGCGAGCTGCTGGTTTCCGGTGATCTCGGAGCCGGGGGTGTGCGTTTCAGTCTTGAGGCGTCCAGTAACGATGAACTGGGCGGATTTGCCGTTATCAATGGTCCGGGTCTGAACCAGATCCTTGAACCGGCAGCGACGCTGAAATGCGGTCAGCACTTCACCTGAAAACTTTTTCAGGAACAGTGCTTTTTGTTCGTCATAGGTTGAGACAGCTCCATTGATAGAGCCGCTGCGAGACAGTGCGGGTGCCATGGGGAATACCGAATGAGAGTTGGATGAAGTCCAGCGATCTCACAGTTGGGGTCCCGGCGCACCGGCCCTCAGTTGCATCGAGGTAACCGTACCCTAGCGGGAATTGAACACTCGGGAAACAGCCAGGCGAGCCTCAACTTCCGCGACATAGGCCGGATCGGCATTCGGCCCCTGATAGCGGGGGTCGGACATTGCCGCTACGACCTGTTGCTCAGACTGGAACGGGGTGGCATTGCTGGTGTTGAACGACCCCCCGGCCAGTTGCGGTTCATAGCCGTTGGCAGCCAGGTAGTCGAACTGAAACGCCTTGAGCATGGTCGTAGCCGATTGCTTATCGGCGGTGGCCAATGCTGCGTTGTAGGCATCAATCCGCGAGCGGTCTACGTTCCGGCCTATCCAGTCGGACAGTCGGGCGTAGCGATCCTCTCCGCCAGCTTCAGTGATGATGCTGCCGTGGAGGGCGGCAACCACCTCGGGCGAAGGCCCTGGATCAGCCGCAGGCGGATTGCTCGCTGTTTGAGTAGGAGCTGATTCCGTGACAGGTTGCTGTGTCTCGGTCGCGGGGGGTTGCTCGGCGGGGGGTTGCTGGCCATTCTTGAGGCGGGAGTATTCCGCTTGAAGTGAGGAATAGGCAGCGGCCAATTCATCCTGCGACTTGAACTTGCCCAGGAGAAGTTTAGGCTGTTGCTGTTCCGCTTGGATTTCAGCCTGTGCGTCCAGGGTTTTCTGTACTTCCTCCTGGCCGCCAGCTTGCTCAAACGGATCAGTGGCATTTGGATCAATGGTGATAGCCATGTCAGCTCACCAGAAAGACGCCGTTTCCATCGACCCGCTGGACCTCGTAATAAGGCCGTCCAGATACCGGATCAATGTCTCCAGCCTTTGCCGGGCCAGTAGAGCCGGCCGCGAGCTGCTGCCGGATCTGTCGAGCTGCAGGGCTGTCAGGCCCCATGGTGGCCTCAACCGCCTTCAGGGCCTCCTGCAGCGGGGAGGGATTGCTGTCCGTTTGCTCCGGCGGGAGGGATGCC